TTGCCATCAAGGGATGCTTGAGCCAACTTCTGAACAACGGTTGCGACTGCTGCGAACCCTGCAAGGATTGCGCTCTTGTAGATAGGCAACTCCGGTGCAATGACGGCAGAGCCGCCGACAATCGCAAGAGCTGACGATAGGAATACTGCAACGATACGACCTGCAACATCTTGAAACTTTTTCATTCTGATTCTTCTTTCTTGGTGAGTGCGCCGATCAGGTGCAGAACTAATGCTCCAACAGTAAGCCAGATCACGACCTTCTGGATAGCCCCCGACAACGTGAGAATTGTGGTGACAGATGCAGCGATAGTCCACAACAACGCATGGAACTCGCCCCATATCTTCATCGTCTATTCCTTCGTGTTGGTGCAGGGGCTGACACCAAGAATACAGCACCCAAGGCGATGAGCGCACGTCGAGTTTTGATTGGCACAGTCTGATTGGTCATCACATAATCATCAGCGAAACCTTGGAACAAGTTCAACACCGCCTCAAACACTTTCCTCACAGAAGTTTTGGCATCCTGCACAGCAGCCACCAATTCAACAGCCTGCTCCGTTGATAGTTCTTCAACCGCGACCTGCTCAAATACTTGTTCCGCTTCAGCGTTTGTCAACACTTCTAGCACTGCCGGTTCAGATGCAACGGAAACGGCTTGGTCGGTGGTGAGGGCGAAGGCGAGCAGCTCGGTGACGATGGCTTTGACTTCTGTTGGGGTTGCCTTGTCAATGTTGGCGAGGGCTTTGACTACAGCCTCATCGCTGATGGGTGGGAGTTCTTTGTCTTTGGTTGGTTCGCTTGTCTCAGGGGCTTGTGGCGCGTCTGGCAGGGTGTCTGGGGGTGGGGGCATTGTGTCTGGGGGCAGTGGGATTGTCGGTAGGGTTGGCGGTGGTTCAGGCATTGTGCTTGGGATGGGAGGGAATAATGGTTGTAGTACGAATGGCAGGGTGGGTGGTGGCTCAGGGATTGTCGGTGGTGGGGCTGGCATTGTTGTGGGTGGTGGAGGCACCGTTTCAGGCGGTGGTGGCTGTGTCGATGTTGTACTTGTTGTTGAAGTTGTGGTCGACGAAGAAGTAGTCGTTGAACTTGAAGTCGTAGTCGTGCTGCTTGTCGTTGTCTGAGGGATAGTTGTCGTTGTCTGAGGGATAGTTGTAGTTGTCTGAGGGATAGTTGTCGTAGTCGTAGTGGTAGTGGTGCTGGTCGTAGTCGTAGTCAATTCACCATTGGTTGTGAACGCATCATCCGGAACGATTGACCATCCCTCATTGTTGATGTTCCACGCGAGAAGTATGCACGTCGAGCCACCGTTCTCGTACATCCACAAGTCAAGCGGTTGACTGCCTGCACTAATGTCTATCTGCCCAGACTCCATCCAACTGCAACCCTGATCACCCCAGTAGCCCCACTCATTCCCACCAATACTGATACGGCCACCATCATCAGAAGCCAACCAGAACTCAATCGTGTTGTGTTCAGGGATCGTGATGAACCCAGTCATGCGAACCATGAACAGATCACCTGTGCAATCTAGATACGGCTCACCGTCATACGAACGGTTGATGTTGTTCTCAACCTCCGAACCACACAACAGATACTCACTGTCAGACATGACAGGAGGTATCTCATCAATCGTATAATACGACGTGAACAAACCTGGTGCCGGATCAGCTGACGCTGACGGAATAAAACTAAAGATCGAAGCTAGAAGCGCAGGAGCAACAATCAGCCAACGCGACCCACGCACTTAGTCCTCAATAGGTGAATATGGTGGCGCAAGAAAATCTGTGCCATCCCACAACATGCCTATGCCTGCATAGGTCTTGCCTTCAACACCAATGAATGTTTCGATCCAAGTGCCAGGGTAACGGTCAGGGTTCGAAGCCATAAACGATGCTGAAACAACAGCAACATTCGTGACAACACCATCAACAACTTGTGCAAAGTATTGTGCGCTCATACTTTGAACCTAATATAAAAGATGCCTGAGCCACCAGAGCCACCCGTGCCTGGTGATCCGTATGCGCCACCGCCACCGCTTGCAGTGTTGGCTGCTGCATTGTTACCTGTTGCACCTGTTGAACCTGCACCACCGATTGATGAGCCACCTGCACCTGCTGTCACTGATGCAGCACCTCCGCCGCCGCCGCCCTTGAACAGTGCGCCACCCGACACGAATGAACTGACATCAAATCCGGCACCGCCTGCTCCACCAATGGTGGTTACACCAGTAACGCCAACAGCCGATACCCCACCCCCACCGCCTGCGCTGGTTGCTGTAGTACCTGACTCTGCGCCGCCGTTGAATCCTTGTATGCCTACGCCGCCAGTTTGAAATACTCGACCGGCACCTCCACCGCAGCCGCCTTGACTTGCTTGAGAACGCTCTCCGCTTTGGTTGCCGTAGCCGACACCGCCTCCCGCCGCCACCAAAACGCTACCCAAAGATGTCTTGAGACCGTTGCCTAACAATGAAGCAGACGAAGCACCACCTGCACCAATGGTGATTGCGTAGGTTGCAGCCGAGAGATAGACCGTTGCAGATACCATGCCACCTGCACCACCACCACCTGACGCACCTGTGGAAACTGTGTCCAATCCGTATCCACCTGACGCGCCGCCACCAAACATCAACACGTCAAACAGCCCAGCCTTTGACACAACCAAATTGGAGTCTGCCGTGAAGGTAAGAAGTGTGTAGTTGACAGATGAAACTGTGATCGCAGTACTTGATGCAGCTGTACCAGAAGCGGAACCGTAACCAGTCGATGCATCAACCCATGCTGTGCCGTTGTAAACCTGCAACTGTGTTGCTGTTGAGTATGCAACCATGCCTGCTGATGGTGATGGGATGGCTGAGGTTCGTGCGGCTGTTCCAGCGAACACCATGACGGATTGATCCATCAGGTAGTTCTGTACATCACTTGATGTGAGTACGTCTCCAGGTGAGAATGTTTTGCGTCCTGATCCAGCCATGATGCCCCTATTCTATACCGTCACCCAAGAGGTGCCGTTGTAAACAACTAAACCGTATGCAGTTGAGTATGAAACCATTCCTGCTGATGGGCTTGGTATCGCTGTGTTGCGTGTTGCTGTACCAGAGAACACCATGACCATTTGATCCATCAAATATCCTTGAACATTTGCACTGGTCAACACTTCTCCTGGTGAGAATGTTTTGCGTCCTAAGCCTGCCATAGTGTTCCCATTCTAGGTCAAACCGTAGAGGGTTGAATCCAACGGTGAGGTGTCCAACACGAACGGCAAGATCAGTTGGACTTGACCTAATCCGATGGTGACGCGATGTGTCAACGGGTTGACTGTGTGGCGAATGGATTCGACGACCACGTTCTGTGTCACCGTTGCTGGTGTGCCAGTAGCAAAAGTCTTAGTTACCGACAGGATGTCGCCAATCTCTAGTCCTGCCATCTGTGCTTGTTGTGCTGTAGTCAACGCATTCAACAACACATCCATCTCCGAGAACCGAACCACAGGTTCTTGAAACCGTGACAACAACGATGCAGCCAACGCCGACCCAGCAGCATCAGTGGCCAACGGAACCCCAGTCAACGACAACGCCTTGATCCCATACTCAGCCTGCGACGCTGTACCAGACGCAACACTCGAAGCCGTACCGCCGTCGATCTGAACCGTGACCCGATTCAAAACCGTCTCAGCACCATACTGATTCGCCAACGACTGAATCGGAATCCCAGTACCACCAAACGAAGCCACAGCCGTACCAAACGACACCGCAATCCGAGCATCAAACGACACCATCCCAGAACGATCAACAAACAAACGCCCACCCTCAGCCGTCGCCACATCCTGCAACGCCTGGAGCGCGTTCGTTGCATCCTCATACGCAACCGTTCCACACGTCGCAACCCCAGTCTCAATGTTTCGCAACGCAGTCGAGAACGCAACCTCTGGACGATCCAAGATTGCTGACACACGCGCAGACGTGAGTTGTGATGATGGGTTGAATGCGGTGAGGACGGTTTGACCAAGTTGACCGAGTGCGTCGGTGGCAACGATTGTTGCTGTTGACAAGTTCGGTTCGGCATAGTCAATGTTCAAGTCGTACACAAACCCTGTGAACATTGCTGTTGTTCCGGCTGTACCGCCATACACCTCAAACTTGCGTCGTGGTGCGATACCAACAGTGCCACCTGAATACCATTCGGAGTCTGTGTTCAGTGGATCAAAGTATCGTGCAGCTGCACGATCATCAGCAGAGATGGTGCAGTTCGATGAAGGGAACGAATCAAGTTGAGTTGAACGGCCACGATTGATATTGATGTTCGTCACATACTCGGTGACATCAACAAAGTCTGTTGACCCATCCAACACATCAGTACCATCCAACAGGCTTGAATCCAATGTGAACGCATCAACCAAGAAGCCAACATCGAGAAGCACCTTGTATGTTGAACCCCACTTCGCAGCCTTAGCCATCAGACACCACTACCGAAGAAACCGTTACCACCATTCAGTTTTGCGTAGCGTATTGACAAGTCAGCCAACTCCTGTGCGATCTGATCTGCTGAAGAAACAAGCCCAGCCTGCACAACTATGTTGACCCCACCACCACCCTGCTCTGGACGGCCAGTGAACTTGCCACCTGTCACCGTTGCAGGAATAGCCCCAGCCACACCAGACATCGGATTAGGCATATTACCCAACACCTTCGGATACAACTTCATCAAATCAATCAGCTTCTGAAGTGCCTCGTTATACCTTTCCTGTGCTTCAGCCTCAGCAGTGATGGCATCAGCCAAAGCATCAGCAGCATCAGCTTGCCTTTCCTTAGCCTCAGTCACAGCATCCGACAACTCTTTGAATATAACCGAACCAACTGATACACCAAAGACAGCATCATTCAACAAATCATTCGCCTTAGTCAAACCCTCAGTCGCCTGAGTCTGCTGTTCAATAGCATCAGCACTCGACAACTTCGCCTCAGCCAACGCAATCTCAGCCTCACGAATCATCTGAGGTGTTGACTCAGGATCAGCACGAACTTTCTTCAACGCATCCTCAGCATTAGCAATAGCAAACAACGAACCTTCCACGTTGTACCCAGCACGTTCAACATCACGTTGAGCAGTAGCCAATTCTCTTGCAGCCTTCTTCGCTTCTGGTGAATCAGCACCATACCCAGCCACAGCCTGATTGAACTTATCTTGAGCCTCAGTCAAATCTGTGTTCGCCTTGGTCAATGACTTACCAGCCTTCACCGAAGCCTTCTGTGATCGATCAAGTGCCTTCTGCGCGGAGTTGGAACCCTTCAACGCATCCGTGTACATCTTCAACTTGTCGGTAGCGGTCTTCAAAGTCTTAGATGCGCCTCCCGTAGCAGTATCCAGTTTCGTTGTTTCAGTAGTAACAGCCTTCACAGCAGGAGTCACAATCTTTGTTGTTGCAATAACATCACCAAATCGAGCATTGACCTTACCCAGGTCAATGGCAGTCGCAGTTATTTGGGTACCGAGTTGCTGAGTCGCAACAGTAATTTTAGGGATGTTTGGAATCAATGGAATCTTGTTGAAGACATCAATCAAAGTATTGACAACAGATACAGCCACATTGGATAAGGCTGTTTTCATCTCGTCAAACTTGGCAACAAAACCTTGAACAGCATTGATAGCAATGTTTGCAATGCCTTTCACAAAGGCAACAAAGATATCTGGTATTGCAGCGACCAACGCCACGATAGCCCCACCTAAACCGGCAATCAGTTGACCACCAATCGTGGCAGCCCACTTCACAAGAGAACCAGCAAGACGCAAACCTAGACTTAGCAATGTTGGGATGCCATCAGATAGAGCCCATGCACCGATTGTGGCAAGCATGTCAACTAACTGTGCAGGCAACTGACGTGCGGCTTTGCCAACAAA